TCCTGTTCTTCACGTTCCCGAGTGGCCCACGTGCGCTTGGGTTTCTTTTCTTTTTAAGCGCCGTCGTGGTGGTGATGCCTGTGATCACCCCGACGATAATCTCGTCAGGCAACATCGGGGTCTCCCTTTTGCTCCCGGTACACCTTCCGCCTTAAGCAAGCGGGAATGTCAATTTGCTCATCGCCTTAGGAGGAAGGCGAGGACCTGTCTAAAGTTCTTGGAGAAAGAATTCAGGTTGAAGAGGGCACATGCTCTCCCTTCCCGGATACAGTGCGGTTATCTTAAATCCGCGATCCGGTCCTGCTTCGATCACCTCGACGAGGTTCAGGAACTTTCGGTAAAAACAACGCAAAAACTTGAAAAGAGTTATTGCCCAACCTGCGTAAGTAGGGAGGTCGAGCCGAAAGTACAAAAATGGAAAAAAGAAAGGTTCGAGTCAGTCAATGTGGATGAAGACCACCTGGCTCAATTCGCCGCACAGTTTGGCAGAAATGTCGACCGTGCATGGAACCGAGGAAAGTATCCGTATATACCCAACGGACACGCTTGTCTGGGTGTTACAAGGGCGGATGGTGGAACGTGGATCCCGGGAGAGTTTTCAACGGAGTGTTCTGTTACACCTGTTGTCTCCGCGGGGAAACCCAGGATCGTTACGCTCTTTTCGGAGAGAAACGGATCCATTCTCTACCCCTTGCATCATTCACTGTATGACAGCCTCAGGAGGAAGGGTTGGCTTCTTGTCGGTAGCCCTACCGGTGAGAGAGTCGCATCGCTTAATGGACGCGAGTATATCAGTGTGGACTATTCATCCGCTACTGACCGTATTAAAACCGCATATGCTCGAGCGGCCATCGATGTATTAATTGACAAAGGAGAGGGGTTAAGCGACGACGAGGTGTCCGCACTTCGGGTAGTCGGTCGTCTGCGCATAGACGGTGCCTACGCGACCACAGGGCAGCCAATGGGGAGCTTGATGAGCTTCCCGTTACTTTGTCTTATAAATAAGACGGTTGTTGACCTGGCCCTAAACGACCTCCTCATCAAAGGGGTAATCTCGTTCAAGGAATGGACGAGTCATCGCTGTCTCATCAACGGTGATGATCTTTTGACCCGGGATTTAATCTCAGCACCCGGTGAGCTGTTGCCCGCTATTGTTCTGCATGGGACATGCGTGGGTTTGGTAGTCAATACCTCAAAAACAATGGTACACGCAGAGAAGGGAGAAATCAATTCCACCCTGTTCGTTAACTGCGTCGAAAGAAAGAAAATAAATTGTGGAGCCCTGTTTATGGGCGTGGGTGAGCGTGACGTGATCGGATTCGCCGACCGATCCGCGCTTAGCACGGACGGTTTTGTCTTTTTATGTAGACGGAACCGCGATAAGCTCAAATGTCAAATGGAAAAACTCAAGGGTCCCCTCCCTTGCGACCGCTTTAACGCGCTCGTTCGGGATCCAGCCCTCCGTGCAGCCCTTTGCTCAGTTCCTTCAGGGAACCAAACTCCCCCCAATCCTTTCCCCGTAATACCCAAGCCTGTAGGGTATGATTTATCTCGCGAGGAAGAATTGGCTCTCATAAAAGAGCGGGTTGACAGGCTACGTTCAAGAGGTTATGTTCCCCCTCGAGCATTTCCGACCGAAAAGAATGTAGAATCGAGAGTCCAGTCTGTGCGACAATCGATTAAGAGAGAAAAACCATCCACCGAGGATCATATCCTCAAAGTTCTGGCAGATGGATGGAAAAGGAAATTAAGCGAGACGCTGACCGAGTCAGAACCACCCGCAATGAACGATGTGCTGTTCGAGCATGTTTGTGACGATTGTGCTGGATCATCGCCTATCCAAAGGATCGTATGTGAAATCCGGAGTTTCCGGAGCGGACGGGGTTTGATGCCTTTCGGGGCGTCGCTCCACCGTGTGAGGAAACAAAGGGAAAAGGGTGTTCAAAACGAGTGTGTGGCCGACGACGTGATCCGATTCGAGTCCGGATCTTCCGTTGGGGCGGGTTGAAGCCCCTGGGCCTGTTGCCTGGTCTTCCGAGGCCTTGTAGCACTCACGGAACCCTAGCTACTGGAGCGTAGCAGTTAACACTAAGGTGTGTTGTTTGGC